TAGGTTGGTTAGATGCTTTAGGTTTACAAGTTCATGGTAAGATTATTGATACCATGATTGCTGCACCCTTACTTAATGAGAACAGACGTAATTATACTCTTCGTGATTTATCAAAAGAGTATGTAGGTGAAACAAAATCAGAAACGTTATTGTATGAAGCTGCAAAAGAATGGGGCGTGGATGCAAAGAGTGAGATGTGGAAACTACCACCGATGTATGTTGGTCCTTATGCTGAACAGGATGCTGCTGTTACGTTGAAGTTATGGAAAGTATTACAACGAGAAATAGTAAGAGAAGATTTATCAAGTATATTTAATACTGAATCAGAATTATTTCCTGTTTTATTTGCTATGAAAAAGAAGGGGGTTCGCATTGATACAGAAAAAGCAGAGCGTATTAAAAAAGATTTTGAAGATGCAGAGAAGAAGATATTACGTAGCTTATATAAAACATGTGGCTTTGAGGTGGAGATACTTGCTCCATTATCAATTGCAAAAGCTTTTGATAAACTTAAAATAAAATATAACAGAACACCAACAGGATTACCAAGCTTTGATAAAAACTTTTTAGTAACTCATTCTCATGAGTTTGCACAGAATATAGTGAAAGCAAGAGAGTTAAATAAAGCAAGAACAACATTTATAGATTCTATATTAAAACATTCTTATCGTGGTCGCATACATGCAGATGTAAATCAATTACGTTCAGATACAGGAGGCACTATATCAGGAAGATTGAGCATGCAAAATCCTAATCTACAACAGATACCAGCTCGTAATAAAGATATAGGTCCAAAGATAAGAGAACTTTTTGTTCCAGAAAAAGGAGAAGAGTGGGGATGTTTTGACTATTCTCAACAAGAACCTAGACTTCTTATTCATTACGGAGCCTTGGTTAGTGAGTCAACTAAGTGGGACGTTGGCACGGTAAAAAAATTATTAGATGATTATAATAATGAAAGAGATACTGACTTTCATCAGATCGTAGCTGATATGGCAGGAATAGATCGTAAACAAGCAAAAACAATTAACCTTGGTATGATGTATGGCATGGGTAAAGGTAAGCTTGGTTCTGAATTAGGATTAGATAAAGAGGATGTGGATGATGTGTTTAAACAATATCATTCTACTGTTCCTTTTGTAAAAGCATTAACAGAGGGCACAATGAATAGAGCTCAAAACAGGGGTTATATTCGCACTATACTAGGTCGTAAATGTCGTTTTGATATGTGGGAGCCTGCAACGTATGGTATTCATAAACCACTACCACAAAAAGAGGCAGAGGCAGAACATGGTGGTATTAATAGAATACGCCGTGCCTTTACATACAAAGCATTAAATAGATTAATTCAAGGCTCTGCTGCGGATCAAACAAAGAAAGCAATGATTGATGTATTCAAAGAAGGTATCACACCTTTAATTCAAGTACATGATGAGTTAGATATTTCTGTACACTCAGAAGAACAAAAGAAAAAAATTGTAGAGATAATGGAGAGTGCTGTTGAGTTAAGAGTTCCTTCTAAAGTAGACTGTGAGGTTGGTTCCTCATGGGGAGAAATTGAATAGAAAACAGCAGATTGGTTTTGAAAACCATATGCGAGCCATCCTATGGCTTACTAAAAAAAATTACTACGTCTTCGATAATGTAAGTGGCCTTGGACCGTGTGACGTGATTGCTATGAATGATAAGGGAAACGTTATAAAGATAGATATTAAGAGCGAAAGTATACGAAAGACAGGCACGCATGCAGGACATAAGATACGAAGAATGCCAAGTAAACAACAGAAAAAAATGAATATTAAATTATTGATGGTCACTAAGGAAGGAAAGTGTTACTTCTATAAGAATGATTAAAATATGGTTACTTATATCAATGATCTCTATGCCTGGTATGCCTTCAGTAAAACATCAAGCAGAGTTATACTTTGAACAAGAGAAGTGTGAAGCAAGACGTATTGTTATGGAAAATAACATTTATGATCTAGCAGCAAAGCAAGGAATAAATCCTGTCTATACACAGACGTGGTGTTTAGAATCTAATATGTTTGTGATGAAAGCTACTTAATAGCTTGGTCTATCTTATCATTTATTGAAACAACATTAGCTTCAATGACCGAGAGCCGTGCATCGATACGCAACATATCTAAATCTTTTATCTTATTTTCATTGGCAATGACTCTATTCACCAACATACCATAGCTGTAGATAACAGTAATTCCTGCAATAATAACTGCGGTAATGTTGATAGTTTTAAGATTCATCAGAACATTCTTTTAATCATGTAGTCATCGAATTCTACAGGATTAGAGTCAAGAGAGGTTGGAGTTTTGGATCCTATTCCTTTTTTATAATTATAAAGACCCTCTATTTGTGCATCATTTAAATAAGGAAAATCTGCTTTTAAACGAAACTTATCTTCTTCCATTTGTCTATTCATTTCAGGAAGAAAATCTTCTACAGGAATAGGACTAAGCTGCATTTGAGGTTCTTCCATTGTAGGATTGGTAACACTTTGAAAAGTTCCATCGTCAAGCATATCAGCATTAAGTGCATCCACTAAAATTTGATCATCAGGAGCATCGTTTTGACCAAACAAATTAAAGTAAGACCTGATTGGTTCATTACTAGCTACTTCAAAAGGATAGTTGTCAGTAAATGTTGGTTCTTCTGCTTTTCTTTTTTCATATTCTGCGGATTCTTTTTGAAACTCTTTATCTAACTCAGCAAAATCTTGAACACCTGAATCTATTATATCACCCATAGTTTCATCAACCACTTCTGATCTTGTGTCAGGATCTATTACGTCAAATTGTTTTGGAAGTATTAAATCTTCTGGTGTTGTTTCACCAAACTCTATAGATAGTTGTGGATCAGTATCTCTAAATCCTGGTTGTCTATCAGAGACGGTAAAAGCTTTTTCATCTAAAGGAGCTTGTCTATCTGATCTTGTTCTAACAGCAATAGGATCTAAAGGATATCGTATCCCTGGCATGTCCTCTAAATTATAGGGTATTGGTTTTCTTTCTTTACCAAGTGCAGCTTGTATTCCTTGAAATGCAAAAGGCCCTCTGTTTAATATATTTGTGATTGGATACATTTCACCAAATTGATCTGGAAATTCATTTTGTAATTTTCTTGTTGGATCTATAAAGTCTTGATCTCGGGTTTGTTGAAATACGTCAAAACCTTTTGATGTTAAAATAGGATTACCACCACTTGTTCTAGCGCCCTTGATTGTGCCACCAGGAGTATTTCTTGCTCTTTCATAAGCAAGCTCTCTGGCAAATTTATTTTGTCGTGAACGTAGATCTTTAGCTAAACCTGTATTTCCTTCTTTTAAAGCTTTCTCGACTCGTCTATCAAGACTACCGACGCTTTGTTGTAAATCTTTTTCTCTATTAGCTGTAGCAATTCCTCTTGCTGCAGCATCTCTGCCTGTAAGATATTGAGGTTCCGATCTTCTTCTTTGACCACTGGCTCTAGCCGCAGCTATACCTCTATTTCGATCAGCACGTCTTTGAGATACTTGTCTATTAACTTTTTGTTGACGTCTAGCTTTAGCTCTTCTACCTCCAGCACCTCTACGTCTACTTGCCATATTATCCTCTGTTTACTAATGCTTCAGTTATATCAATATCTCCGCTTTTGGCAAGTTGAGATCGATCTGATGGTGAAATTGTTCCTGTTCCCACAGTGTTTAAACCAAATATGTTCTGTATGGTAGGTTCTTTATTGATTGGCATATTAGGAATTATAGGAGTAGTGGGTTGATCTATAGGATCTTCAGGTATAACAATAGGCATTTGTCTATCTTCAAATATATCTAAAGGTCTTTCGAACAAACTATCAGGATCATCATAAAAATTTCTATTAAGATATTTTTGAAATATTCCAGCAGTTAAAGGTGCTAAATTAGACATTGGATTGGGTAGTCCTGCTATTCTAGCGTTTTTAATTATTGCTTGTATTTGACCAGACGTTAATTGTAATGGTGAGAATCTATTTTGTAAAACAAAGTTACCTTCTTTTTTTCCTAATCTTCTAACTATTTGTTTTCTTATAACATTATCTGGTAGTCCTAAATTTTTAGCTGCTTCTATATCTTTAAATAAAGCCTGATCAGCTTTAAATTTTACTTCGTTCGCTTTATCAAGAGCTTTCACAATGTCCTCTACAGTTGCACCACGTTGAAATACTATACTTAATTCTCTATTTGCATTTGATTTTGCATCCTGATTTTCTTTTATTTTAAAGTTTAATCCTCGTTCTACAAAAGGATCTTGTATTCTAAAACCAAACACACCTCCAAGTTCACTACCAAAATCAAAAGTTCTTCCATACTTGTCTGGAGCTCCTATTCCAGAGGAGTATAATCTTTTTAATTGAGAGTATCCAAGAGGTGCTGCTCTACCAAACAATTCTAAAACACCTTTAGTAAATTTTTCATAACCAGAATCTGAAGGGTTCCATATTCTAGCACCACTTTTCTTTTCACCACCTCTCGCTGTAACATCTGCTATCCATTCTGTTAGTATGGCCTCGGAAAAAAATGGTTTTCCTAATTCTGCTATTGCTGCAAATCCTGCATCATCAATGGCTTTTAATCCTTGTTCTTCTGATGCTCTACCATATTCGGCAAGAGCCGCTCTCATAGGTCTAGTTAATAAATCATAAGCATTACTATGAGAAAAATCTATGTAATGTAATTGTCCATTCTTTTTTATTGGCACAATGTTAGAATTTTTTGACCAATCAGGTAAGTATTCTTTTAAAGAATTAAGTGTTTTATTTGATACACCGTAAGCTAATTGTCCTGCAAGAACGGCACCTTCACCCATAGCAAAACCAAAAAGTCCTAGTCCAGCTAATCTTTTAAAACCTATGGATCTAAGATTATCATCTTGTAATTCTTTAAAACCTTGTTTTGCAGTATTAATTCCTGTTCTAATTATTTCTGCAGGAAATGAAACAAAGTTACCTATAGGAGAAAAACGAAGTCCTCTAATAAAACCACCAACATAGTCATAGTTAGGTATATTATTTTTTACTGTGTCGGCTGCCTTGTTTTTTATAAATTCATCATAGCCTTTTCTTGTGAATAAATCGTCTTTTAATTGTCCGTATTTAGTAGCTTCTTCTCCGTATTGAGCCACGAATCTGTTTACATCTGTTTTATATAAATCATCAAGAGCATCATGATATTTATTTTGTTCTGCAATGTAATTTTGTATTTTAAAAAAATCATCTTCTGCTTGATACAATCCTCTTGCAACTTGCCTTGTTTTGGAAACAACTCCTTGCGTATCGCCAACAAGACCTTTAGCTGCTTTTTGACCTAATCTTCCAAACAAGGTATTCATTTGTCCTTCGTATGTTAGGTTGTGAGCACCTGTTGAAATCTCATTTAACATTGCTCTTAAGTCTCCTAAGTTAGCGTTAGTATTAACAACACCTCTACCCTGTAGTTCTTGAACACTATTAATGTATTTTTCAATTTGATTTAAACTTTTCTTATCTTTAAATAATTGTTTTCCAAGATCAGTTTCTATTTGACTTTTTGTTTGACCTCTTACTATGTCATAAGCTTCTGCGAATTCATCCACCACTCTTATTGGATTATTAAAAAAGTTTCCATTAATACCAGTGAAAGATAAAGCACTAATGACATTTCTTATATGTGTAAAAGGATTAAGCGTTGTTTTAGATTCTTGAATTAAGGCTTTGTAAGGTAAAAAAGAAACTTTATAAATAGATCCAAGAGCGCCTCCAAACATTTCTTGAGGATTGAATTGATCTGAAATAGTTTTTGCTAATCTCTCTGTTGTATAAACAGTTTCTCCTCCAAGATTTAAAGCTTTATTAAATGCAACTCCACCTTCAGCAAAAGTTGGTTTATCAAAAAAATATTTACCCCTACCAGTCTGTTTAAGTCGATCAATATATTTAGCTTCACCTAAAAGTTTTGATAGTTTTGCACCAGTTTCTAAAAAAGCTTCTGTTGGATTTTTTACTTCTCCTAATAATTCACGTATTGGTTTAGGTATATTCTGTCTTGATTTAGCTATCCCTGTATCTATAGAGGTGTTTCTAACTATAGTATTCTTTGCTGCCTGTTCGTATCCCACGTTACCTGCTAACACATTACTAATCTCATCATCCATCATTTTTGCTGCTTGATTATTTCTTGGCACAAATTTACCATCAATAATATTTCCTAATCCTCTTCCTTCCTCTGTAAGAACTTTATTAATAAAAACTTTTGCTTTATCCATGACTTGTCTTCCAGCAGGGGTGTTGTATAAAGTTTCCATATAATTATCTTTTTGAGAACCAAACGCTCTATAGGTTCTATTTAAATAATTTCCTATATTAGCAGCTACGGTATCTGTAAAACCTTTTGCTATTCCAGGAATACCTTCTATTTTTCCTGCACCCATATCAACTATATCTCTACCCATATCATCAATCATTTGTCTCATCTTTTGTATTTCAGGAAGTATTTCTTTTGGTATTCCAAGTTTATTTATCTCTGCTAAAAGTTTTGCATCATCTACATCTCTTAAAACTTTTTTAGTTTCTCCTGTCACTTTACTACGCATGGTTTTTGCGAGCCTACCACTTGTTAATAAAGAAAATATATTCTCCATTAACTTTTCTCTTTCAGGTAGTGGAGTGCCATCCATTGTATTTTTAAATTTACCAGACTTATAAAGTCTCGTCACAGCTTGTTCTAGTTTATTTACTTGTATTCTTACCTGTTGATTTACGGCTCTCATAACATCAATTTTATTTCTATAGTCAAGAAATCCATCTTTGGTCATAGAACCTCTTGGTCGAAGACCACTTATTATTCTGTCAAAGGCACGTATGATATTGTTTTTATTAAATTGAAAATCATCTGGAAGAGTAACGTATTCATCCACTTCTTTTTCTTCCATTCTACCAGTTCTTTTATTTCTTCTTCTTATTATGTTTCTTTGAACAAAAGTATTTGGTCCACCTGTTGCACTTCTAAAAATACCTGATGTTATGGGACCAACACTTTTAAGTGCTTCACGTGTTAAAGGAATAACAGCTTTGTCAAACAAAGAAAAACCAAGTGCACCTTCTACTCCAAACTTAAACTTATTTTCTAGTTGACGGTATGCTTCAGCCCTACCTTTTTCCCCTTGATTTTCTCTTGTCTTTGTAGGACCTGCTCCAAACATATCTCCTATGGTATCTACATCACCAGTGGACGCCGCAGCATCAGCAAGGCCTGCTGCAGAATACTTTGTTATATTAGGAACTTTTGCTAATACACCTAAATTTTTTGCTTTTAATAATGCATTAGCACCTTTTAATGCCACGCCACCTGGCACACCAAATTGTGTTAGAACTTCTGTGACAGTGCCAGTCCACCTGTCATCAGCTAAATCTTCTAACTGTTTATATAAGTCTATGCTATCAAAATATTTTTCTACTTTTGCAGCTTCATTAGTTCCTAGTCCTAAGTCTAATAACAATGCACCAGTAGACACTATGCCCTCCGCTGCTTTAAATGCACCAGATCCTATCCCTGCAAGACCTGATGTAATTAATCCAGTATCGTTGCTTTTCTCTTGATCTTTAGTTGTGTTTGTTGGAATTATAGTCTTTGTGCTAAAAATTGATTCAATTTTATTTTTATCTTCTTCTTTTTTGGTAGTGCCAAAAAGTTCGTTTACTCTTTGATTCATAATTAATAACCATATTTTTCAAATAATTCGTCTCTGTTTAAGTTATTCTCTTTAGCATATAACTCTATACCATCCATAATTTCTGCATCTGAAAAACCTGCATCTTTAGCCGCTTGTACTCTTTGATCTAAAGTGTTGGCGCTAGTTCCTCCTCCAGTTGTTGCTCCAGCAAGAGCCATAATACTATCGACCACAACAGGTAAATTTTCTGACGTGATTGTCCCTGTTCCAATTTGATCTGATAGAGATAAAATTAATTCTTTTTTAAAGTCTTCATCAGACATCGTAGCTTTAGCTTTAGATAGTCTAATTAGTTCTTCGATTGGCTTATTTTTTAACTCAGGAATTTTTAAGAAATATTCTAAAGTTTTAACATCATCTGGTTTATCTGTTTCTGCTCTGTCAAGGGCAGCTTCTCTTTGTTGAATACCTGTTTCAATAGCAGCCATTTTTATTTTATCTGCTCTATTTTTTGCAGCTTTTCCTATTTCAGCAAAAGTTTTTAAAGGATCTTTTGCGGAACGAGCAATCTTATCTATAAGATTACCACCTCTTGCGGTAGCTAAGTTTAAACCAAATTGTGTTAATGCTTCAAAACCTGCGGCTTTTGTTTTCTCTTTTCCATCCCCAAGATATTTTTCAAATAAGGTAATATTCTTGGAAATATAATCATCTAATTCTCCATCATTAATTTTTTTACTTAAATCATCTGAATCATCTTTTAAATTTTTTTTAGGAACTCCTCTTTGTTCATCTTCTCTTTCTCTTTTCTTTTGTTCATCACTAATAATAGGCTTTTGATTAGTAGAGGTTTCTGCTTCTTTCATCATCAAATCACTTACCTCACTTATTGCAAATGGTGCCGTGCCTATACCTAACATTCTAAAAAGAGGTAGTTTAGCTTTACTTCCTGTTTTTGCTGCCCCACCTATAACAGCAGGTAAGCCTGTAGATCCACCACCTAAATAAGGACCAACAGCAGTTCCTGTTGCTTTACTTCCTGCTCTAGATCCACCACCTATTAAACGTGGTAAGAACCTTGAACCAAGTCTTGTTATACCAGGAATGGCTCTTAAAGCCAAAGAACCTAGACCATATCCGATCGCTGGTAAAGCCATTAATTACCTCCAAACAAGTTACCAAAGCCCTCTGATAAACCACCAAAGCCTTGACCGAATTGACCAAGAGCGCCTAACCCTGCAATACCAAGACCAAGTGCTTGTGCATATGGATTGGTAGCTGGTTGTTGAGTATAGGCAATAGATCCACTTGGAACACCTCGTAGTATGTCACTAGCAAATGTTAATCTTCTAAATGGTTCTTGTTGTGCCATTAGTTGTTGTTGTCTTTGTGCCTCTAGTTGTGCTTGACCAAGTTGTTGTTGCATACCACCTACACCTAATAGTGATTGAATATCTGCTTGACCAAGTTGTTGACCAAGTGCACCAAGACCAGCTTGAGTTTTACCTAGACTAGCTAGACCTTGTCCTGCTTGACCAAGTAATTGACCAGCCTGTAATTGTCTTCGTTGTTGTGATTCTTGAGCGCCCATTGCTGCTTGTTGAGCTTGTTGATAGTTACGTGATAAGTCTTCAAAAATTCTTCTTGATTTAATGTCGGCTAAATTTCTACCTAATTCCGCTTCTTGTACTCCGAAACGTGAGCCACCAAAAGCACCTGCTTTTTGTGCTTGAGAAGCTAGACCTTGTTGAGCAATTTGTGCTTGACGATCATACTCGGATAAAGCTTGTTGTGTAACTTGTTGTTGATATGGGTCCATGAAAGCTTGCGCTGAAGCTGGATTATATGCTTGTGTTGCACCTAATGCTTGACCAATACCACCTGTAAAAGCACCACCTGCAAGACCAGTGCTACCCATCGCTTGTTGTAAAGCTGGTGCGTAAGAACCTACGTTTTGACTTGCTAATCCAAAAGCTTGTTGTTGTTCAGGAGTAAAGCCTGCAAATTGAAATGCTGGAATCTGTTGAGCAATACCTGCTCTACCAAACTTACGTAATTGAAAAGCTTCATCTGTTTCACCTTCTTTTTTTACAGCGGTCGGATCTCCAAATACAGAAGCAAGCAATTGTTCTGCTCTTTTTTCAATGTATGGCGGTTGTGCTTGTATCTGTGTTATTGTATCTTCAGCCATTATCTTTTGCCTCCATATTTATTCTGTAAACTATATAAGAATTTTGATCCTCTGTCTCTAGTATCTTGTTTACCTTTACCACCCATTGCTCTACCAAGTCCTCTTACAGTTCTTGCATTAATAACAAATTCACCATCACTTAACATTGCAGGTATGTCATCACTAACCTCGGTTCCTGGTCCTGCTATCTTACCATTCTTACGAGGAAAACCGCCTTGTCTTAAACCTATTTTTTTTAAACCATTTATTTCTCCACCCATTGCTCTTTGTGTTAAGTTAGGACCATACTGAGAAAAAGGAATTAATTTAACTCCACCCATAGGTGCATCTCCTATGTTAGCAAATCCAGGCACTGTGCCATATACATCTTCAAAAGGTGTTGATTTCTTTTCTTCCTCTTTACTAGCAAGAAGTCCAGTTAGCCCTGCAAGAGCCCCTGCTGTTTTTAACGGATTAGCTTTTGCGAAATTTACTATTGATCCAAGGACACCTGGCTTTTGTACGGCGCCTTTCATTATTGCGTCTTTAAGTAAAAGTTTATTACCACCTTGAGCTGCACTAAGAACACTTTGTGGCACTGCTGTTGATGTAGCAGCTTTAGGAATTAAACCACCTAGTCCTTGACCAGCTTGAAGTCCACCAAATCTACCAAGAGCTCCGCCCGCCAATCCAGATAATGCAGCGAATTTAAGAGCCTCTCGTGGGCTTTTGCCTGCAACTAAACTACCAAGACCACCACCAATAGCTGAACCAAGCATAGGTCCACCATATAAAAAGCCTAGTCCTGCGCCGATAATGGGAGCCGCTTTTTTGGCAGCTTTAAAAATTTTTTTTAGCATGTTCTCCTTTTGCAAATCATGATTGTTATATAATGCAAGGAGGCTGGCCTTGTAATTAAGCCTAGTATTTAATCCTATATTTATAGGCAAATATTTGCTATATGACAATAGATATTTAAAAAGAATGAAAGGGATGTCATGACTAAAAAAGAACAAGTCTTAAAATTTGATACAATCAGACCGTTTGGCCCTACAATAATGAGAGGCAGAATGCCTAATTTTATTACTAAAATGTTAGATGATAAAGCAACAGAAATGTTAACAGACGAGAAATTATCAAAAGAATTTGATCACTCAGGTAACTTAGCAGGTAATGTTAAACAAGAAGTTAGGTATCCTCAAGACTGGATGAACACCGAAGAGTTTATGCCGATGGTGCAATTAATTGGTGAGATGGTAAAGAATTATATTTCCATACCACCAGCAAGTGAAACAATTAAACCAGAGTTTGTTGGTAAGATGGTTATTGAATCAATGTGGTGCGTGAGCCAGTGGGCGGGAGACTTTAATCCTTTTCACATACACGAAGGTCAATTATCAGGTGTATGTTATTTACGTGTACCAAAAAGTTTACCAGAAGAATACGCAAGAGAAGATCACTATCCAACAGTGGGCGACATATGTTGGTTCAATGGTCAAGCGGCGACGTTTAGTGGGCACAAACATCAAGAGTCACCAAAGGTTGGCGACATCTTCCTGTTTCCAAATTGGTTAGCACACGGCGTATATCCGTTTAGAACACCAAATGAAGAGCGACGATCAGTATCTTTTAACTTACATTTAATTAAAAAGGACGAACCAGTACCACTAGAAAACTAATGCAGCATCATAAAGAAACAAAGTTTGTTATGTATGTTGATGATTTCTTGGGTAAAGAAACCTTGAAGTCACTACAAGACACGTTAACTAATTTAACTTATAAACAAGTTCTTGATCCTGAAGGTCGAGTGTATGGGTTTAGGCACACTTTTCCCAGAAGTTTTCATGATGATCCATTATTAAAACTTATTAAGCAGTACTTTTTTCCGCATAGAAATCTTGAACCAATATCAGTTAGTGCACACTCTAGACAAAATAATGAAGAACCTTTGTTTCATGTAGATGATGACAAGAATAATGTTGCAAACTTTCTTCTGTTTGTAAAAGGCGAACCGCTTCTTAACAATGGCACAGGTTTTATGTACAATAATCAACTATCTTCACATATTGGTTTTGTAGAAAATAGAGCATTATTTTTTAATGGTATGAGAATACCACATTCAGATTTACAATCGTTTGGAGATAGCTCGAATAGATATACACTTAATATTTTTTATAGGGAGGTAACGAAAAAAGATGGCGCATTTTAATATAAATAGATTGCCTATTTTCACACAAGAAGTTTTTCATTTTACGCTTCCAAATTTTGAAGAGTGGAAAAAACAAATTAAACAAATTATTTTAGTTGAAGAAAACAAGAATATTCATAAACATGATACTTCGCCAGAAGAGGCTTGTAACGTTATGGCTAAAAGAACAGCGTGGAACTCTCATCAAAGGTATCAGATTTTAAATGACCTATGTAACCACATAAGATTATATTTAGAAAAATTTATTGAGGAAGAAGGTTATGATATTCCTAAATTAGAAGTCAATAGCTGTTGGATTAATTGGTACAAAAAAAATCAATATGCTCAACCACATGAACACGGTCAGCAATTAGCCGTAGTCTTTTTTGTGGATGTTGAAAAATCAAATGGTAAATTCTTTTTTTATACTGATAATTATACAATATTATCTAAAAAAACTGACACACATACTAATTATAGCAACATGGTTCAAGTAGATGCTAAAGATGGAACCGTTTTGTTTTTTGATGGTGCAACTCGTCATTCTGTCAGTTCTAATACTACAAATAATAATAGAGTTACAGTAGCTATAAATTTTGATGTTGTTTATGATCAAAAAAGAAAAGAATATTAAATGGATATAAATAAAGTGCCCATGGTCCGTGTGACGTGGTTAGACGCCCGTGATACAGAAACAGGTTGGCTTGATATAAAAGAAGTGATGGATGCTCCGTTGGCCGTGTGTCAAGAAGTAGGATGGATGGTTCATAATGGGCCTGAAAAAATAATTATTATGCGCTCCTATAGTAAAGACAAAGATGAAGTCTCGGGCGGCGGTGCTATCGCTATACCAAAAGGGTGGGTTAAAAAAATAGAATATTTAATTGTTAATTATGCAGAAAAATAACATACATATTCAAGATAATTTTTTTGATAATGATTTTTTTGTAAAATTACAAAAGGAAATTGTTCTCTTAAATTTTAAATCAAGGTTTGCTGAAGTTAAGGAAAATAGTCCAGATGACATTGCTAATCATATTTATCAACGTAATTATCACCATGTTTCAATACACGAAGATGCTTTGGTGTATCATGAAGTTATAAAAAAAATAAAAAAATATTTTAATTTTTCAGTGAAACACATGATTTCACATTATTTTTTAAGTTTTCCTAACACCCCTGCAATACCACATAATGATAGGTCTATATACAATTGTTTGATTTACTTGGTGGGGGATAAACTAATAAATAATGGAACAGGTTTTTACGAAATGATTAAAGAGGAGTGTGTTTTAAATACGCATGTAGGTTTTAAAGAAAATAGAGCTATTTTTTTTGATTCAAAAATAATACACAGTCCTTTACAATTTGCGGGAAATTCAACACCAAGATATGTAATGGCTAACTTTATTCATGAGTAAGATATTTATAGGCACGCCGTGTTATGGAGGTATGATTACGGCTGATTATTTTAAAAGCGTTTTACAACTAACAGCATTAGCAGCTACTAAAAAAATAGAATTACAATTTGGCACGATTGGTAATGAGTCATTAATTACAAGAGCTCGTAATACGTTAGTGCAATTGTTTATGGATGAACCACAATACACACATCTTTTATTTATTGATGCTGATATTGCTTTTAATCCAGAGACGGTGTTTCGTATGTTAGATTTAGATGAGGATGTTGTGACAGGTGTCTATCCTCGTAAAACAATTGATTGGACAAAAGTAAAAAGAAGAGCACAAGAAAATCCAGACATATCAGAAGACGAACTACATGCGGCTTCTTTGCAATATAATTTAAATGTTAAAGATCCTAAAAAAATTGAGATGAAAAAAGGATTTATAGAAGTATTAGACGGAGCCACAGGTTTTATGTTGATAAAAAGAAATGTTTTTAAAAAAATGGCTTTAGCTTATCCTGAGCTGCGATTTGTACCAGATCAACACATCGGTGCTCCACACGACAAAACCTTTAATTATCATGACACATCTAAATGGAATTACACTTTTTTTGACACGATGATAGAGCCAGATACCAAAAGATATTTATCGGAAGATTATGCTTTTTGTCGTTTATGGCAGAAAATAGGCGGTAAAATATATGCTGATATTGCAAGTGGTATGACTCATTATGGTAATTATTCATTTAAAGGTAACGTAGGTACTCAATTCTTGCCACAAAACAATAAATAATTTAGTATACTCCGACATGAAATTAGTAGATTTAAAGTTCCAACCAGGCATTGACAAACAAGATACTGCTTACTCAGCAGGAGATCAAAGACGCTATACAGATTCAGATTTTGTGCGTTTTCACTACGGAAAACCTGAAAGATGGGGTGGCTGGACTTATCTACCAAATCCAAATAAAACAGTTGTGGGCGTGGTCCGTGATACGCATTCGTGGATTGGTTTAGATGGCACTAGGTATCTTGCTCTAGGTACAGATAGAAAATTGTATCTTTTCTCCGAAGGGGCTTTGTATGACATTACACCAATCAGAGAGACAGCTTCACTTACAAATCCTTTTACGACAAATGGTACAACCACCGTTACCGTAACAGATGCAGCGCACGGAGCTTCCGTTGGTGACTTTGTAACTTTTGACTCTTTTTCTACCATTGATGGCTTAGACATGAATAATGAATTTGAAATCATTACCGTTCCAAGCGCAAGCACGTACACCGTAACACACACAGACACAGCTTCTGGATCTACAGCAGGTGGGGGTGGGACAGGTAATGCTAATTATCAAATTAGTGTTGGTGAATCTACTTCTACTTACGGTTATGGATGGGGCACTTCTACGTGGAGTGCAGAAACGTGGGACGAGCCGCGGTCTTCGTCTAGTGTTGTAGTGGCAGCGAGAAACTGGTCACTAGATAATTTTGGTGAAGATTTAATTGCTACAGTATTAAATGGTAAAACTTTCATAAAAGATATTTCTGGTTCCATAGACGCAAGAGCAACAGCTCTCTCTAATGCTCCAACAGCTTCCAGATTTAGTTTGGTATCTACGGACACAAGACATTTACTTATATTTGGCACGGAAACAACTATTGGCACACCAGCAACGCAAGATGATTTATTGTTTAGATTTTCTGATAGAGAAGACGCCACCGATTATACACCAGTTGCAACAAACGAAGCAGGGTCACTTAGAATATCTGATGGTTCAAGAATAGTAGGTGCTGTAAAATCATCAGGTCAAATACTGGTTTGGACAGATACATCACTACACGGTGTACAGTTTGTAGGTACTCCGTTTACTTTTGGTCTTAGACAACTCGGTGCAAACTGCGGTTTGATAGCACAACATGCAGCAATAGAGGTTAATGGTAGAGCCTATTGGATGTCAGATGATGCGTTTTACATGTACGATGGTGTTGTCAAAAAAATGCCGTGTTCGGTGCAGGATTATGTTTTTGATGATATAAGTTATACCAATAAGAATGATATTGCAGTGGGACTCAATACAGCATTCAACGAAATTATTTGGTATTATCCTTCTGCAAATGCAACGCAAATAGACAGAGGTGTTGCTTATAATTATCTAGAGAATACATGGTACACAGTTAGTCTTGGTAGAACTACGTGGCTCGGTGCTTATGTGTATGAATTACCGATTGCTACCGAATACAGCGCTAGCACGACAGCAAACGTATCAACCATATTAGGTTTAACAGCGGGTGCATCTTTTATTTATGAACAAGAAACTGGTAATAATCAAGCAGATGGCACGGCTATTTCGGCCTTTTTACAAACAGGTTCAGTGGAGATTGCAGATGGTGATGAATTGATGTCGGTAAGTAAATTAGTGCCAGATTTTGATAATTTGGCTAACAATATGACAGCTACATTGACCTTAGAACAATATCCACAATCCTCAGATACGGTGACGACATCAGGAACTATTAGTAGCACAACAGAGAAAATTGATGTAAGAGGGAGAGGTAGAGCAGTGAAAATTAAATACGAAACAAATACTGTAGGTGATACACCTTGGAGACTTGGTTCAACGAAGATACAACTTAGACCAGACGGAAGAAGATAATGTCAAAAATAACAATAACTAGATTACCCAACGCTACACCAGAATACGATGCCAGTCAATTTGATCAAATGATAAGTTTACTTGATCAAATAATTCTTTTACTAAATACAAACTATCAAAGTGAAATAAAAGCAGAATCAGAGCAGGAGGCTTTTTTCTTTGGCTAATACATTTAAAAGCGCAATGTTAGATGTTACTACAACAGATCTAACAACTTTAATTACAGTGCCAACAGCAGATCCTGGTGCAACGCCCCCTGTGCCACCTACAACGAATGTTGTAAAATCTATTTTGGTTTGTAATGACTCAGGTAGCACAACACTGCTGGATGTAGAGGTGGTAAGATCCTCAGCTACCTTTGAATTATTTAAACAAAAAAGTATTGCTACAAACACAACAACAGAATTACTAACACAACCATTAGTTTTACAAGAAAGTGATGTTATGAAAGTTCAAGCTAACGCAGCCAATCAAGTGCATGTTATAGCTAGTTTTATGGAGATCACAAAAGGACAGCTCTGATTAGTCTTCATTCTTTATTTATTACGCCCGTCTTTTCGCTAGAATTAAAAGGACACGAACATTTAGTTGATAGCATTTATCAAATACGGGAAAATGACAAAAAAGGTATGCCACGGTCTAACATTGGTGGTTGGCATAGTGATGATGAAATACATAATATAAAAAAATTTAAACCTCTAGTAGGTGATATTCTTAAATATGCAAAAGATTGCTTTAATCACATGGATGTCAAAGATAATTACAATCCTGAGATGACAGGGATGTGGGGTATGATAAATCCACCAGGTTCACGAAATAACGTACACACGCACCCTTATAACTACTTATCAGGTGTATTTTATCTTAAAGCCCCTAAAAAGTGTGGAAATATTGTGTTTCTAGAGCCTAAACCACAAGCAGAGGTGCTTTCTCCCCCTAAAAAGGATAACGCTACTATACACCTCGCTCACAGCGTACAATGGGAGCCCAAGGAGAATTCCTTGATTTTTTTCCCATCTTGGTTACAACATGAAGTACAAACAAATAATTCTAATGAGGACAGAGTTATTATTAGTTTTAATATAAATTGGAGAAAAGAAGATGCCGATAGTTGAACCTGCTGAACTACTAGGTCATATTACGACTGAGGACGGAAGAAAAATTCCGCATTATAAAGTAAAAACAGAGACCACTATTACAAATGTTGATACGGGTGCAGAGTATGAGTCAGAAGCTGCAGCTCAAGCTGATGTTGATAATCCAGAGACATCTACAACAGCCGAGAAAATAAGAAGAGATGTAAAAGTATTTGCTCCTTCTTTAGCAGATATGTTAGGTGAAACGCCAAAATAAATAGTGACAGTCGGTGTAAATATTTCACACGACTCTTCAATATGTATTAAGAAAGAAGATAGTATTGAGTTTTTTGAAGAAAGTCGTTTTAATAAGAAAAAACGTTGGGTTCCTTCTTACATAGATTTTGATTACAAAAGTTTTAAAAAAATAAAAAACTTTGATGATTTTTTTGTATTTACTTCATGGTGTAGGGATTTTTTTAGTAATCAAAACGCAGATATTGATGAAGATGAATTTATTATAAAAGGTCTCTGTAAAAAATATAATATTAAAAATTATTTTTTTAATAGAAATGAACATCACATGTATCACGCAGTTGCTGGTTTTTATTTAGCTCCTTTTAATGAAGCTTTGTGTATTACTATTGATGGTGGAGGAGCCTTTCCTTACCCTGAACATTGTACCTTTTTTCCTCATCCTCAAATTTATAGAGAAGTTGATAGTGTATATTTAATTAATAATTTAAATGTAAAGCCATTATATAAAAAATATAGTTGTGGTGCATATTCTACGTTCAATACAAATTCAGAAAATAAAGTAAAATTAAAAAGTATTATAAAATCATTTAAAGATAAAACTTTTGAGTCTCATTTGTACAATTCTAACTTTAGACATGAAACTTGTAATTACACTATTTCTTCGTCATATAATCCTGGTCTTTTATTTAATCATTTATGTTCTACTATTGGAACTACAAGTATTATTGAAACAAACAATCATATTGAAGAGCATGTTGAATCAGGTAAAGCAATGGGTTTATCTTCATATGGAAACAGTGATGGTATGCGTGATGAAGATCTTGCTAAACAAGTTCAAGAAGTAACAGAGGAATATACAATAGATTTGATTGAAAGAGCTTTGGTTTCTGCTAATTGTAAAAATATTGTTTTATCTGGAGGTTATTTTTTAAATTGTGTAAACAATTATAAGTATACTCAATACTTTAAAAATATTAATTTTTTTGTTGATCCTTGTCCTCATGACGGAGGAACAGCATTAGGAGCAGCATTGTGGTATGATAATTACAAGTAAAGAAGAAGCAATTGAAAAGATTTTAAATCAAGAAATAGTTGCATTATTTCAAGACATATCGGAGTATGGTCCGAGAGCCTTGGGAAATAGATCTTTATTGTTTGATCCTAGAAACAAAGATGGAAAAGATATTGTCAATACAATTAAAAAAAGAGAGTGGTACAGGCCTTTTGCAGGAACTGTTTTATTAGAACATGCAAAAAATTGGTTTGAGATGGGGAGAATAAAAGAATCAGCTTACATGTCCTACGCTATACCTGTAAAAGAGGACAAAAAAAATATTATATCTTCTATTGTTCATGTTGATGGTACATGTAGAATTCAAACACTTACTAAAAAACAAAACAAAAGTTTTTATGATTTAATAGAGTTATTCTATCAAAAAACACAAGTTCCTATTCTACTTAATACATCTTTTAATTTAGCTGGAGAAGCTTTAGTAGAAACAAAAGAAGACGCTTTAGATACTCTTGAAAGATCAAATATTAATTACCTATATATTCCTGATTAAGCGCTACAAGCCTCACACTCTACTTCAGAATCTAAACCTGTTACCATAACCTCTGCATTAGAATTATAGGGTTTACCCTCAATTACAGGATGACAATTACAGCCTTTTAAATGCTCTGACAGTGTTTTTTCTATTTTTTCTTTTTCTCTTTCCACTGCTAATAAACGTTCGTGGTATCTGCTCACCTTATCAGCAAGGGTAGCTATAGCCTTCAATACTTCTTGATTTTCCATAATATCTCCTTGATTTGTAATTTTTGGGTGAGATCTAATTTAAACACATCATTGATTTAAATCAAGTTGATTAATATTAAATTATGATAATTGTTTTCTTGACAACAAATTCATGCTATGAAAGGGACAGAAAAAAGAATGAAATATTATAATATATCTAAAAATATTATTGCTTGCGAAAATTTTCTACCTAAGAATAAGGTAGAGGAACTTTACACTGATTTTTTAAATAATAGAGCAAAGTTTGACGTGCCTGTATGGTCAAAAAAAAGAAAAAATAATTCACAATATTACAAAGATTCAAATGAATTTTTTAGTCCCTCCTGTGGAGGTTTTGATTTTTGGGTAGATTGGGAAGAAGCAAAAAAATGTGAAAGTTTTATTACTACTGCGGGTCGTTGGGCGTTGACCCAAGGATTATGGCACTATGCCTCCGAAAATAATTTGCACTTGTTTTCTTTATTAGAAAGAAATGTTCAATGGAACGTGCATGTTATCGCTTACAATAACGGAGGATATTATGGATGGCATAAAGATTCTCACGATGGTAATTTATTTACTTTTAATTTAATTTTTAATAAAGGAAATAAACTTAAAGGTGGTAATCTTTTATTTATGGATGAGGGAAAAATAATTGAAGTGCCTAATGAAAATAATTTTTTTTGTGTATTTCCTTCTTTTATTAGCCATGCAATTACTCCTCTTTACTCCGAAGATAACAAAGACGTATCGTTTTTAGAACAAAGATTTAGTGTTCAATTTTGGACTTCTTTAACTCGAATGCGACGAGACGAAAAATAAATATGGCTTACAAGGATATTATGAATGTTTTTGGAAGAATAGTAAAACGATATGAATTACCACTTGATGCCGTACAAGAGTTAAATGAAAAGTATGAAGAGCATAAAACAAAATTAAATTCTTTTGGTCGACGATTAGCAGGAAGATTAGATTCAGAATTAGAGTTTACAAATTTAATTGGGGAAACAAAAATATCTAAAAATATAGTTGATTGTATGAATGATTACATTGAAACTTTAGAAAAGATAGACCTTTATAAAGGGAGTAAAAAACTTGAAATTTTAAGCTGTTGGATAAATGACATGAAAGAAGGTGAATACAATCCACCTCACACGCACCACGACAATACTGGTTGGTCTACTGTTTTGTTTTTAAAAATTCCTGAACTTATTAATGATGTTAAAGATCCACATAAATTTAAAGACGGACAGTTAGCTTTTACAGATGTATATGGCGAAGGTGTGGCGTGGATGGAACCTGAAGTAGGACATTTTTATATATTTGAAGCACGTCATCAACACATGGTGATGCCTTTTAAAACAAAAATAAAAGGAGAAATTAGAAGATCTATGTCTTTTAATTTTATAGAAAAGCGTGAACCAATATCATAATTGCATTAATTATTTACTTAGTAAAAAAATTAATCTTATACCACATGGTGATAAAACTTTTTTTGATCATTTAGTAGGGGTATACAATTTTTTACGTAAAATTAATCAACCCGATAATGTATGTTTTGCAGGATTATTTCATAGTATTTATGGAAATGAATTTTTTGACGCAGGATTAAATCCCAGCAGAGAAGAAATTAAAAACATTATAGGATCAGAATCGGAAGCTTTAATTTTTAAGTTTAATAATACTCCCAGAGAAGAATTATGGAATTCTAATGATTCAAATATTAAAAATATTTTATTAGCAAACAAGTTAGATATTGCCCCTCTTTTTAATGTATATAATTTTGTTTTTGATGAAAAAAATATTGACACTTTATACGGAGTTTTTAGAGACGTTAAACCATGGCGTTTTATAGGAGCAGGTTCAAATCCTAATTGTAGAAAATTTAATTATGAATTAAATAAAAAAGATAAAACTGATAAAATTTTATTTGACGCAGCTACAGACATTTTAAAAAAAGAAAATTTATTTGATTTTGTAAAATTAAAAAGAGCTTATGCAAGCTCTTATGTTTACGGAACCATACATGATTTTCATGTTGATGATAATGCTCAAAATTACAATGAAATATTCACTGTAATGTTTTATTTAAATAAAATATGGGCTCTAGAGTACGCTGGAGAAACTGTTTTTTTAAATAAACAAAGAAATGATATTGAATATTCGGTTTCTCCTAGCCCAGGAAAAGCAGTTATATTTGATGGTTTTATTTCTCACGCAGCAAGAGAGATCTCTCGTTCTTGTACGGAATTAAGAATGATTGCTACTTTTAAATATGGATTAAAAAATGTTTGAGAAAAAAATTTCTTTTTGCGCTATTGATAAAGGTATGCTTGATGTATGGCCACATCCTAAACCTGCTTCAAGAGTTATTCCCGACGAATATAAAAAATTAAAAAGACACACAGAAGGTAATTTACATTCGCCCACAGTTAAAACATGCATGCCTTTTTTAGATTCTATGTCGATGGGATACATAATACCTTTTGATCAAGACTACTTAATTGATCCTGTTGAAAATGATTTTAGTGTAACTCCTGCAAATAGAGAACAAGGAGATTTTGGTTTTCATAGCAGGGCACAATTACCTAAAGAATGGCATAAAACTACAGGAGAGAACGCAGGTAAATTTATTAATAAATGGTTAATAAAAACACCTCCTGGCTATAGTTGTTTATTTATACATCCAATGAATAGACTTGAAGAAAGATGGAAAATTATCGAGGGCGTTGTGGATACGGACAATTATGTAAATGTAATTAATTTTCCTTTTATTTTAAAAAAAAGAGATAAACAGTTTTTAATTAAAAAAGGAGATCCTATGGTTCAAGTAATTCCTTTTAAACGTGAATCATTTAAAATGTGGTCAGGTTTTTACATGGAAAAACTACATCAAAAAACCCTTAATATTTTAAATAGTGAATGGGTTGATAGATATAAAAAAATGTTTTGGAAGAAAAAAGATTTTAAATAAATGTACATAAAAGCAAATATAGATGATTGTGCAGTTATCATTAATGACTTTCTTCCTGATGATTTATTTAAAAAAATATCTAATTTTAATTATATTTCTAATTATGATTCACACAAAGAATGGGAAAAAAATCTTCATGTAGATAAAAATAATTTTAAAACAATGAAACAAATTAATTTTGGAGAAGAACTTGCGGTAATAGAAAAAAATAATATTAAAGCAAAAGATAAAATATTTGAAGATCTTTGTCAGATATTAATTGATTGTCCTTTCATTCCCTTTCAATCTAATTCACACATGAATGTTTTATATTACGAGTACAATAAATTTTCGGGGCTTAATTGGCATGGTGACGGTCCGTATACTTTAAATTATTCTTTTTATATTCATGATACTTGGGATGATAATTGGGGAGGTGAAACTTTAATTAACACTGGAAGAGGGTTGCCTTTAGCTTCCTATCCTGTTCCTAATACATTATTAGTTATTAAAAATAATATATTACACAAAGTGTGCCCTGTAACAGGACCTGTAAAAAGAAAAGTTTTACAAATTAGAAGTGTTTTTTACGAATAGTTAGAATCGTAATCTCTCCAAGTTTTACCAGCTGTATTTGTAGTTCCATTGGCTATATCAGCATCTTTTGCATTTATAAAAGCGGTTTCTGCAGCTTCTATTTGACCTTTTCTAGTTTCTGCCCATGTTAATAAAGCAGCAACAGTTGTTGATGCAACTGCATCACTCGTAGCATTTAAATTTGTGTTACCAGTCATATTACCTGTTGATGCATCTTTGTTTTGAATTTCATTTTGACCTGGTAAATTATTCCAAATAACAGCATGAATAGTGTTGGGTAAGGCAGGCATTGCGTTTCCTTTATCTGCCCACTCTATTATATAAGAATTGTTATCAATATTTATTTTATCTCCGTTAGTTATTACTATTTGCGTTGCCATCAATGTCTCCTAATGCTTTATAATATAGTTAACCACCACAAAAGGTGAGAATGAATTTGTACCTGCTGCTGTGACAGTTCCTGTTAAACTTGTAGTAATGTTACCTGATAATGTTCCAGATAAAGTATGACTGTGATTGTGACCCGTTCCTGATCCCGAAGCCGCTGCTCGTCCAACGCCAGAAAATTTTGCTGAGTAGGTGTTACCTTGACTTGGAAAACCTGATGTTGTAATTCTTTCTTTAGGACCGCCTCCTGGAGGTCCATCTACATTTGTGAACTCAAAGTTGTGATTGTGACTCGCTAATTGTGCAGTTGTTAAAGATGTATTGTCAATGCTTCCTGTTATTGTAACAGATTGGTTTGTAGCATTTGTAGCTGCTTGGTTGTTAGTCACCGCAACAGTAACGGTATTTGCTCCGCCAGTACCTGCTAAGTTGTATGTATTACCATCATAACCTTGCGGCATTTTACCTTGTAATTGAGGAACTGCAAAAGTTGTTGATCCATCACCAGCACCATATGTAGTGCCAATTACAGCAAATAAATCTGCATAGGTTGTTCTTGATACGGCAGCACCATTACATAATAAATATCCATCAGGAGCTGTTGTTTTAGTCCAAGGCTTGATTGCGCCTACTTCACTTCTGTTTACTATATCTTGTAAGTTAGCCATAATTAATCGTTATACTTTAATAACCAACCGTTGTCACTGTCATAGTACACCAACGCTATACCAGCTCCATTAGTTGAAATTGTTAAATCTGCAGCAGATCGTTGAATCTTTTGACTGTTTCTTCCAACAGTAATGTTGTTGGTAGCCGCTGTGCCGTGAGAGTCAATAATTTTTACTTGATCTCCAATAGAAGGAGAAGCAGGTAAAGTTATAGTGACCACCCCACCAGATGTATCGACAAAAATGTTATCACCAGCGGATGCTGTGTAGTTTCCTGACTTATCTAACCAAGCTTCACCTAAACCAGCTAAAGTAAATATGTCATACCAGTTTGTGCCGTCCGTAGATACTAATCTGTATTTACCATTTGTAATAGTAACAGTGTTTCCTGTAGCACCTAATCTAGCAGATATATCAGCGCCACCAGAAATGTTGTTATAAATTCCGTAAGTTTTTTGAGTTGCTGGAAATTGAATTGTGTGAGTGGTAGAAACTGTTCCTGTAAAAATTAATTGATTTTGTCTTGCTTCGTTGTTTGCTTGGCTTTGAGGACCATCATTGTTTGTTAGCGTTGTTGAAGTTCCAGTAGTAATTGCTTTTGAATAGACCCCCGCAATTGCATATTCAAAAACCTGAGAGAAGTTATTATTCGTAATAGTACCCCAAGTACCTGAATTCTCTCCTGTGGTTTGTAGCTCTATTCGTAAGCCTGTTGAATAAGTTGAACTCATTTAATCTCCTAATAAAGTTTTAAGTATTATTTTAAAGTTTGTCAAAACTTTTATGCGGCTTTATGGACTTCTGTCCAACTTATATCCGAGTTAGAATCGTCGACAACGGACCAGAAAGTCCCCTGCAAAGTTCCAGTTGTACTTGTAGCAGAAACGCCAGTGATTGTAAAGCTTACATCTGTTCTAATACTTACCGTTCCTGTACTTGACGTTGCAGAAACACTAGGTGCTTCATAGCTAGTTTCTTGCGTTTCATCACCTAATGATAAGGTCATGCCTAAACCAGTAGGTGAAACCGTCGCTCCAGCAGTTATTGTTGGATCTCCTTCACTAGAGGTTAAAGCATTTCCTGTTGCATCTACAGGAGCAGATCCTGAAACAGTTTCTGTGCCAAGACTACCAGTCATAGAAACGCCTGTAGCAGTTACATTACAATCCCCAGTAACAGTTTCTGTGCCAAGACTACCAGTTAGTTGATTACCTGTAGGGAAAGCGGTTTTACCAATTGCAATTGATACAGTTCCTGTAAATATGTCAAGCTCTGGTTCACTCGCTGCAACAACAGTGACTTGTGAATCACCTGTTATAGAGAAAGTTCCTATTGAAGATGTGCTTGAAACACCAGTTAAGAATATTGATGTACCAGGTGTGTTGGTAGAAGCTGTTAATCCAAGTCCTGATGGTGTTATAGAAACATCACCTTGAAAGGTCATAGTTCCAGTGCTAGTCGATGCTTGAGCTCCTGTTAAAGCGTAAGATTGAGCTGTAGTGCCCCAAAGGTTATCACCCCATCCAAGAGTAACACCACTGTCACCAGCGACGCCTCTATTCCATCCTGATTGTGCTAAAGTAGTTACTGTCTCATCACCTAAAGATGCGGTGGTTCCTAAACCAGTTGGTGTAACAACACAAGTTCCTGAAACAGTTTCAGTTCCAAGAGAAGATGTTATTGCGTTTCCTGTAGCAGTAACTTCCGCAATACCAGTAGCGACAGCAGTTCCAAGAGCGGAAGTGCCAGCGACACCAGAAAGCGTAATATTACAATCACCCGTTATGGTTAACGAGCCACGAGATGATGTGAGACCATTACCTGTAGCATCTACAGGTGCTTGTTCACTCCAAGCACCTGAACTCCAGGTCTGTCGGCCCCATCCTTGAAGAGAGGCCATAATTTATCTCCTATGCGATCCTTAGAATTGCAGCAGTTGCTTCAGCAGCAGGGAACGTAATTGTAAATGTTCCTGAAGTTGAAGTTTTTACTGCACCAAAATCTAATACACAAACAGATGCGTTAGTAGTTAAACCAGATACAGTTGAACTATTATAAATTACAGCAGCTTGTGCTGAAATAGTTGCACTTGTAAAAGATATGTCACTAAAGTCACAAACAGCAGTGTCAGTGGATAGAGCAGGGGTAACAGATGTTAATGCTCCTCCGCCTTCTGCGTAAGTTCCTGAAGCTGCTACCTCATCCGTTTGTTGAAATGCAGTTGTTGATTTACTTAAAGTTGCTTCGTTGTCGTATAGCGCTAGTTTAAAAGTGTTCCCCGTCGTAGCCGTAAAATTGTGTAGGCCTTTCAGGATCTCCACTTTAAAACTGTTGCATACAGCTTGAGTAATTGCCATAATAATCTCCTATGGGTTCCTTGATTCGAGAGGGATACGAATAACGCCGTCCCGAAATTCGTCTCTACGGTCACGCCCCATCTCATATGTGGCAAGAGCCTGTACAGACTGATTATACATTTTATCATAGTATTGTATCATATCCGCTGGACCTTTCAAGTATCCAAGTGCTTCTAAGACACAACCATACAATAGCACGTTTGGAGCATTTTGACTTAACCAAGTAGATGTATTTGTACTTGTTAAACCAGCAGGCTTGTACGTGTATGCGAGCTCTACAGTTAATGCAGCGTTCGGAGTTGGCGCTAGATAGTGTGTATCCTGGTCCCACATCGCATAATATTTAGGCGTTCCAGCACCAGCAGACGTTCTATCTACTGCGTATTCATTCATAAACGAAATATCTTTTTGTATCAAGAAAGTTCTGTCATCAGACCCATCTATCAATTGTACATATCTCGTTGCTTCCCAATCAGAGGGAAGTGGTAAAAAAGGGTTATTCACTGTTAGTGTTGCAGTGTCATATTTTCTATAATAATTTAAATCTACTGTTCTTCTTACCTTATCCTCAATAGACTCTATGAAGGGTTGAATGACAGCGTTGGAAAGCACATTGGTGCTTGTTTCAGTGTAATTTCTTACATTATCAGTTAAATCGGAATAATCGGTCATGATGTGCTCACTGTAACATTTCCTGTCGAGCTATGCAATAAGGTAGGTTTACTCTCTTTTGGTTGCATGCCAACAGAAGCAAATGTATCAACGTTTGTTCCAATCAAGCCGACAAACACAGTTGAATTAGCAATTTGTGACCTTGCATACTGTAAAGATTGAGGATCTGTAACTATAGGAAGTGGTTCTAATTGTGGGTGTTTTGGTTCAAACTCACTAATATGAACCCACGAACCATTCCACTCTTGCACCATTTCATTGTACGGAAACGCCATACCCGATCTATCGGATATTCGTTGCGCAAATTTACCTGACGCATATTTACCCATTTATACTCCTGGCAAATATGTCTTAGGTGTTAGGAATAAACTTGTTCTTTCACCATCTTGAGCTGCAGCACGTTGAAACTCATCTTCATAAATTTGTTTTAAAAGTTGAATTCTATCTGGCGCTTTTTTCATCGCTATGTAATAAGCTAATCCAGCAGTT